CTCAGCACCGCGTTCAAGCGTGCCCCCGTCGCCTGACTCGTCGCCGTATGCGCCGCGAGCTGCTGACCACCGAACAGGATGAACGCATCGACACAACTAGCGTCCGCATCCGCCAGTCCGCCCACGTCATACTTGACGTCCCAATCCTCAACGAGGCCCGTGAACTGGACCGCCGTCGATCCCGCCACGATCGTACTGATCTTCACGTTACGGCGCGGCTTGACGTCCGGATAGTACGGCGACGATTCGTAGAAAGGATCGAATGCTCTGTCTTGATTCGTGAACGTGATACTAGCCCCACCGGCAACAAAACGGTCGAGCTCGCGAGAGAGGCCGCGACTAATCGAGTACGACTTCACACGATCGGTTACGTCATAAAACAGATCGCCACCGAGGCGGTACTCCTCATTGTCGAAGATGCTTTGCGGATTAGCAGCGATCGCCGCCGGGGTACTCGTCTCCGTCCCCGACCCGAACAGAAAGAATGGGCCACCCTGACTCGACGTATCAAAGCCAATCTCGACTAGGCTACTCGGCGCTGGCACTAGCCACTCCTGAGCGTCTTCGCACGATTGAAGTCCGTAGCCGCACTAGCCGTAGAAGTCTTACCCGCAGCATTCGCAAGCGTCGTAACAATCGGCCCCTGAAAGACAGCCCCGTTCCGCTTCTCATACCGCTTGATACTCTCGACGATCGTCCGGCCGAGATCATCCGGATCCGTACCAAGGCCAGCATTCACGACGAGGTTATACACAACCGTGGATCCACCACCGCCACCAATAGCGTCTCGTAGGATCTTCATTGCACTAGACGACTCGAGCGGAATGACAGCCTCCCGACCAGCCTCACCCGCCACAAACGTCGGCTGCTTCAGAATGCCACCCATCGCAAGGCCAAATGCTTTACGGACCGGCTTAGGACGACCAGGCTTCTGCCTATTCACAAAATTGTTTAGCGTCTCCTGAGTGATCTCACCCTTCTTACGCTTCGCCTTCAACTCGTTGAATCGCTTCTGATCCTCATTCCAATCGTCCAGCGCCTCCTGGTATCGACGATCATTCTCGGCCTTGAGCGTAGACGAAACGCTTGGCGCATCCGCAGCCAACGGGTTCCGTTCGCCGCCCGCAGTCGTCGTCTTGATGATGTCCGTCGCCAGCGCGATGATACTATCGAACTCGCGCTTGAACGCTCCGCTGAAGCCGATTCCTAATTCGGAGCCAAAGTCGGCGCCGAGAAGATTCTGGAGGCTCGTCTGGAAAGTAGCGGCAGACGTCTTGCCACGATTGAACTCCTCGATGAGATCATCGATCTGCCTCTTATTGTTAGCCTCCGAATCACTAAGCGAACGCTCCCGTAGGGATTGTTGCCGGTCTAGTAGCAACTGGTCGAGGTCTAGCTGTGCCGACGTTTTATCCTCAGCCAAGTCGAGTGCCTCTTGCGCAGCCGCCTGTTCAATCTTGAACCGCTCATCCTCGATACGGCGCTGCTCGGTAGTGATCTCCGCAGCGTTACGACCGTCCGGCAGTTTCAAGAGTGCCGCCTGCTTCTGACCCATAAACGAAACAAGGCTAGAGCCGAATGATTGGAGCTGCCTACGCCCATCCTGAATAGCAGCCCTGACCGTATCGGTAATCACGTTATTCTTCTTCATGCGTACGCTTGGACTCAAGCCGAACGCTTCTTCGACTGCGCGCTGCAACCCACCAGGCAGAGTGCTGACAGCATTCTTCAGCGCCGCGATCAGAGCGACACGCAGCGCCGGCCCGATCTTTGTGGCCATCTCGGGGATGGCTTCCAACATGCCACCGATGAGATTCGTGATGAGCGTGGTACCAGTTATGCGGAAGAATATTTCTGCAGCATTCGTAAACGAGTCGGCGAAACTCTTAGCCGACGAGCCAATCTTCGACCGGCCCTCAGACGAGAAGATACCGACCAGGGCGGTAATGGCAGCGACGCCCATTCGCTTACCAGCCGCTTGAGCATCCGCTTCAAGGCTCGTGAAGAACGTATCGAATTGTTGACGACCGCTAGGAATCAGGATGACACGCGCGGGCAACTCGACTCGTCCCTGCGTATCCCACCACGCGTACAGACTACGAATGCCCTGCCACGCAATATTTCCAATCGAGCCGACGACTAGCCGGATCTTCCCTTCGAGCGTCGGCTGCTCGCGGAATTGATTGACGAACGCGGCGACCTTACCGGCGACCGCAGCTAGTGCGATGACGAGGGGACCGCCGATGTTCTCGCGGAGATTCTCGACGGCCTCGTTGAAGCGTTGGAACGAACCCGTGGCGCTAGACCCGAACGATTCGGCCTGCCCCTGGACGCGCCGCTGAATGATCGCTAGGGCTTCTTGTTTCGTCGTGTTCTCGTCGACCGTGATACCAAACTGCTTGAACAATCGCGTATTGCCATTGATTGCGCGACCGACCGTCATCGCGTTCTTCTCAAGATCAGCGAACCCAGTATTGGCTGACAGGTCGAGGGCGAGATTCAATCCCTCCATAGCCTTCGTCGAGTCACCCGTCAGGCGCAGGATCGTCGTGAACGCTCGCGACGCAGCCTCATCGTCGACGCCTAGCGTCGTAGCAAGTTGCGTGAACTGAGATTGCAAGCGTTCGACATCATCACTCTTACCGAGCGACTGCAACTGGCCACGAAGGGCCTGCGTAGACTTCTCCGCAGCGGCAGCTGCCTTCACACTCTTATAGAGTTCGGCCGTAACGCCAACGCCAATGGCTACGGCAGCGATCTTTCCGAACTTTGCAAGATTACTACCAGCACCACGCAGGCCGCGAGTAAGGCCAGACGTATCACTAACGATCGGGACAACGATAGGCATACGAGTATTCTACCTGCCCTGCCTAGAGGCCCGTAGCGCGACTACTAGCGCGCGACAATCGGCCACCAGAATACCGCTGCCGGAGTTGAGCATTCACCGTCCGCGTCATACTTTCGCGCGCCATCACGATCGTCTTCTCGATCTGCGGCTCGTACTTCTCAACCGTCGGCCAGATGAATCGCGACGGCTTGCCATGCTTCGCAATCATGTTCCGAGTGAACTGGGAATTACTAACCTTGCCGCCCATGTCGAGCGCATCAACCGCGGCACTACTCGAACGGATACGGATCAGCAGCGTCCGTTGTCCCGTGTCGCGGCGCCGCTTACTCTGCACGCTAACGTTCGTCTTACGCCGCACCTCACTCGCCTTATACGCTGGCAAGCGTGCAGCACCAGACCGCTCGACACTGCCAGGAGCGCCCGTCTGCTTCGGCGCACTCCACCGCGACAATGCGACCTCGGGGAACGCGGAACGAATCGCATTCACAATCGGACGCGCACCCGTCTTGAACTCTTTGCGCGCCTCCTTCGCAAGCTCAGGCGAGATGCCTTGCAATACCTGCATCACTTCGCCTAGTCCCTTTACGCTGTACGGCTGCGCCATGTTATTGCCTCTGCGAGTGAACGCTTCGCCATCTGATATATCCGAGCATTGTCCACAGCATACGCTCAGACTGGACGACTAGAACACTCGGCGCTATGCCCGTCTCAACGGCAAGGCTAGCGATTAGCCAGTGACTACTGGATTCTCCGAGGGCTCTAAAGGGGCCGCTTCGGTACCTTCGATATCTTCGAGGGTAGCGACCCAATCCATGAACTCCATCGTCGTCTTGCCGGTGCGGTGCTGAGCGTGCCAAGCGAGCCAGACAAAATCACGAGCGAAGATGTTATCTCCGCCGAGTTCCGTCGAGGGGCGCTGATACTTCTCTTCCCACGCGATGACGTCGACGAGTTCGGCCGTAACCGTCTCGGCGACGCCACCCTTCGGCTTGATCTTGAACTGAACTTCCATCTCTCATTCCCTCCAACTAGCACCCTACTGGGTGCGATGAGTTATGCGACAGCCTTGGTCACGGTGCCGGAGATCGGCCACGTGATGGAAGCGGTAGCGAGCTCGCCGACCGCGCCGTTCACGGGAGTCCACTCGGTAACGAGCGGAGTCATCGTGTAGGACGGGTTAGCGGTGCCGACGGCGGTACCGTTCGGCTTGATGACGAGCGAAGTCGTCGAGCCAATCAGGGGATACACGAGGCCCTCAATGGCCGAGTAGTCCTGGTGCATGTCGAGCGTAACCGAGTTGTCCTGCAACCCGCCGACGCGAGTAACGGCACCCGTGCCGAACGAAGTCGTTTCGACCTCGTTGACCGAAATGCTGAGCGTCACGGAAGCGACGTACGCGCTGATGTCCGTGGACCCGAGGGTCACGTTCGAGTTAGTAAGCACAAGCTTAGCCATGTGATCTAGACCCCCTTCGAGGTGTCAGTTGGTTCCTGTTTCATTCTAGCCGACGAATCGGGCACTACTGCGAGAACGAGGCGACCCGACCCGACGAGACTCGCCAGCGCCGCCGGCGATCCAACCTCCGACCCGTCGACGATCTCGCCGCCGACCTTGCCGTACACGATGAATCCGTCAGCCACTCGATACTTCTTAGCCATCCTAATCTCCTTTATGCGTAAACGATTACGCGGAACTCGACCATGAGGTACGTCGTGTCATTGCCGTCCATCGTCTGAATGCTAGACGCCGACTCGACGATACTGGTACGCGCATAGCCGCCGAGGCTAGGGTCCGCTTCGATCGCGTACCGAATACCACCCTCGTCGTACGACAAATACGTGTCAAGGCGATCCTCAGCACTACGCTCCGCAGCCCGCCCCACGATGACGGTAATGCGGTACGTGTGCGTTACGAGGCCACTACTCATCGCTCCGTGATACTCAATCGACTCGAGCGATGGGAATGCGAACGGCGCGTTCAGATTGTCGGGCTGGCGATCATACGCGCGAAGGCCCGTGATCGTCGCGAGCCTAACCGCTAGCTGCGTTTTGATCTCGCCAACAGTCGCACTCACCGAATGTTCCGCATCTTCCTGTAAGGCATCACGAGTTGTTCGACGTCAGGGTCTAGGAAGCGTGAGACGCGGACGGCGCCGAAGTCTCCGAACCCGGCGACGCCGAGCGGCGAGTCGAATCGCTTGAAGATACGCGAAGCCTGAATCATCGTCGCCGTCTCAATAGCCTTCGGCACGGCGGGCCACCCCCACACCCCCGTCACGCGGACGAGTGCCTGCTGATCGTTTAGGAGCGGCGTCAGATTCGGGAACGTGTAATCTCCGACGGCGCGGATACGATCAAACGCCCAGCCAATCCCGTCGAGCGTGCCATTCAACGGCTCGAGCTGGTAATCGGTGGGGGCGAACGTGATATCGAATACGCCATCGGCGAGGCTGCTCGTTTCGATCGTCACGGCCGTGCCGGCCAGATCATCAATCTGGACGTAGAGGGAGTCCGTCGCGGCGAAGAGGCGCGTGGCCGTGCCGACGGAATAAAAGTTCCGCATGGCGTGACCATCGATCAGCCTGGACGCAGCCTCCACCGAGTTCTCGATGAGCGCGTCATCAGTGGTGTCGGTGATGCGTAGCGCAGCCTTGACCTGAGCGAGCGTGCAGTATCCGTTGACGATTGCCATAGTTAGATCTTACCGCCTCCGGTAGATAGATTGGCACCGTGGAAGCGGTACGTCCACGACACCT